GGTATAATTCCTCTCTCATTTGAGTTGTTTTTTAGCTTCAAAATACATTTTTGTGAGTTTAGAGTTACCTCCCATGCGGAATACGCTTTTAACCATTGTTTCGGATATATCATTGCGCCAGTAGTTGGATAGAGCCTCACAGGAGATGGCATTGGCAAAATCCCATAGCACTTCCTGATTGTGTTTTTTGCGAGAGGTTGATTTCTCTCGTATGAACTCTTTCCATTCCTTGAATGAAGTCGGGATTCTTAATGTTATAGTTTTCATTTAATATTGAAGTCTATATTGTTGATGTACTCGTTAAGGTTCTCCTCGATGATTGCCCGGACTGCGGCCTCCACCTCGGGTGACGCACCGAGGAATTTGCGCTGCGGTATCCTGATGGTCGCACCTACTTTCATGAGCGCCATCGCTTTCCAGAAGTCGGCCTCGGAGGATAGCTGACTGTTCTTTTTGTCTTGCCGGAGTGAGCCATCCTTTTTGCGCCCGAAGGAGCCGGTAGCGGCATAATACTTGTGCCAGAAGAAGCCTTTCATTTTGGCAGTCACCTTGATTTCGCCGCCTTCGTTATGAATGGCTGCTGCCGGATGATCGGACAGGAACACGATGCTGCTCTCGCGTATCTCGCTGCGGACGCTCTGCCTCAGACCGCCGGAGTCAACCAGGATAAGGCCGCCCGGGCGCGTCGGACTTTTACGCCGCTGCCATGCCTGGCTGAAGAATGCCTGTCGCTCGAAATTCTGGTCGAATTCGTCGCCGAGCTCCACCTGTATGTCACGCAATATGCTCTGAAATATGGCGCGTGTCTGCTGATCAAGGTCGCTCATCGGATTCCTGATTTTCGGGGTTGTCGCCCATAAAGTCAAAAAGGCTCGGCATGTCGGACGCCACGACCGGGGTTTCAAGCCCTGCCGTGGCGTTCATTATGTTGTAGAAGGTGCGCTCACTGATGGCATAAACCGGATATATGTACCTGCGCCATATCTCCCGGTTTGACAGCCCGCTCCTGGCGTGCCGGTCATATATCCGGTTTATGTCCTCGACGCGCTTCCTGTAGGACATGCCGCGCGATTTTGCCATTGGCTCTACATGATTTTTACTGGTCCGTGTGTCGGTTTAGGTCGGTATGGCCGGATGTCGAGCGTCGTCACGCTGCTCACTGTTACCCGGCCGCTACCCTCGCACTGGGGGCATCTTGCAGGATGCCTTTGCGGTGCCTCGGTCTGCTGAATCCCGGTGCCGTGGCACTCCTTGCACACCGCCACCCGGGGCGGTCGTCTGATCTCCTTGTTCATGCCGCACCATCCTCTTTTTTTGGTTCGACAAAGAAGGTTTCGTCCTGGGTGACCATGATTCCGCATCGTGAAAGGTTAGCGGCGACCGTCTCGTCCTCGCGGTCTGCAAGGAGTTTGTCCTTGGCTATCTCCTCGGCGGTACGGATATGCCCGGGCAGAAACTCCTTCACGAGCTGAAGGGCACTCGCCCATGTGAAGCCTTTTAGGGTCTTGAGCTTCGGAGTGCCGGTGCGGAACCCTATGGTGCCATGCACCATGTCGAGGCTCTTCTTCTTGCTGAAAAGTTCGGCCTGGTTCTCGGTGGCGTAGGATTGGAGAGTCTCGAAGGCTTCATCCTGAATGGTCTGAAGTTGCGAGAGTCGCTCCTGGTGTTTCTCGCGGTAACGGGCGCACTGGAGTTCGATGTCCGCTGTGATTTTCGCACGTTCTGCGTCTGCCTTTGCATAGACGGCAAAGGCTTCCTCGGCCGCATCCTTGGATACGCCGGTAATGATGGTTTTCTTTACTCTTTTTGCCATATCTTTTTTGTTTAATGGTTGATTACTGATTATTCTTTATAGGGCACTTCCTCTATCTCGTACCATTCGACGTCGGGATTCTCGAGTCCGAAAAACTCTATCACCTCCTCGCGGTCACTGTAGCCGATGTATTCCGGAGTGAGTATATGTCCGGTTGTGCGTTCCTTGAGCCTTATCTTCCAGTGTCGTTTTTTCATGATTCAATGTGTTCAATTTTTTGAATACGGTAGCGCAGGAAGCCCCACATTATATGCGGTGGATGGTGTATCGGCAGCGGTTGACCGACCTCGAACAATCCCGGATCATTTACCGGGATCATCGCACCTCGCCATATATCAGCCTGATAGGGCTGTACATCCACTACCATGCCGTTTTCGTCTGTATAGAGGGTTGTGAAATCCTGACCGCAATCCTCCAATGTTATTTTTATCTGTTCCATATTCTTTATGCCTGGCCGATGCCCATGGGGATGATTATTACTTGTTGCCGGGACTGACGCTCCTTGGACTGCTGCGGCATTTCCACTGGCTTATGGCGGATGCCGCCTTTGCGCTCTATGCTTTTGAGCTTGCGCCGCAGTTCCCGGTGTTCGTCGGCGGTGATATGGTAAAACTCCTTGCCGATTATCCGGGTGTCGCGGCATAGGAGGTTGACACGGCCCCAATCGGTGGTGTCGACACCCATCTGCTGCATGAGCTTGAGGGTTTTGCTGCGCTCTTTGCGGAGTTCATCCTGTCCACCGGCTTTGCGCTCGAGATCGGTGCAGCACCGATCGTACTCGGTCCGGGTCATCTCCCGGAGGCTGTCGGTACGTCCGTCGGTGTATTGGTACACCAGGCTCTTCTTGACCTCGTCGCGGTCGCCTATTGGATTGAGTGCTCTGACTGCGGTGTAGAACCGCCCGAAATTATTTACTTCCTGTGCCATATTCGTTTATTTTAAGTTCGGTTTCCAGTCTATAGTCACCATTGCCACCACCTCGCCGGTGCCCATGCAGTCCGGACATTCCTCGATCCACGGACCTTCAACAGTATCATATCGGAATTCTCCGATGCCATTGCAGTATGGGCATACCATCGGTGCGGTCATAAACGCCTCCTTGTGAATCCGACCGTCAGGCTCGATGATTATCATTGTCCGTTTCTTGCTCATATTATCCGATGTTGTTTGAGGTTCTTAAAATTCCTTCTTCCCACACCACATAGTAGGCTTCGGGATTGGCGGTGAATCGGCCTTGGCAATATGCCTTGTAGCCTGACACACGGATTTTGATTCCGGCTTTGTATTTCACTCTTCCCGCAGGCTTGCCTGTGGGTTGGCCTTTATACTCCTGGCTAATGAAGATGAAACCCTTGCGGTGGAACCGGGTAATCAGAGCCTCGACTTCCTCGTAAGTCAGCTTGCTATCCTGAAAACTGTCGATAATTACAAACTTGGCGCTCTTTGGCCGGCGCAGCCTCTCCACAAGATCATCGTAGGTGTCACCGACGACTGTCCGGAACCGACCCTGCACCTCGTTCATCTTTTCGCGCTTGAGGCGTTCCTGGAACGACATGCTGACACCTTCCTCGTAACTCAGATACAGCACAGTTCCGTAATTGCACAGTTCCTTTGCCAACTGCATCACGAAACTGCTCTTGCCGGAGGCAGATGCGCCGCTGATGAACCATGTCTCGTTCACCGGCACCTCCCCGAAGGGGACACTCCATTTCGGTCCCCACGGCAGGGTCTTGTAGGTCTTGGCAAGAACCTCTTTCGGACTGTAGGCTCGTTTAGCCATTGTTATTGGGGGATTCGGTTGTCATCAACTCAGCTACTGCAGCATCGGCAATTGCAACAGCCCTCTTCGCAATCTTTTCAGGGGTAGGATCTCCTTCCTTATCAAAATGCCACGGCATCATTAAAGCTACCTGAAGAGCAGCCTTGGTAAGTTCAAAGCGACGTTCATCCCAGTCTATCTCGTGGTTTCGTTGACGGCGGTTCATCTGAACTACCGCGTCCATATATTGCATTTCAATTTTTGTCAGCATAGTTCTTATTTTTTAGTTGATTCATAACACCATCCTATCATTCTATTAAAAGGCAGCGCAATACCGTGTATAGTTCCGAATATTCCGAAATCGCCTTCTTCATCTACCTCTCCGTCAGAATAGCCGGTATAAACCTGCCAGTTATCCATGACAAACATAGCTTTCCGATTTTTGTCAATAGCATGGAAGTCAGTGGGTGATTTTAGTACCCGGCGACGACCGTTCTTGAACGTGGCTGTTATTTTCATACTCATGGCTCATTGTCTTTTAAGTTTTTCGATTTCGGTATATACTCGCCGGAGTCCGCCTCCGCTTCTCCTGGCAATGTCAGCCGGATCAACGCCGGCCGGGGCGTTCAGCTTGGCCACAGCCCGTGCCTGCCCCATCAGGAACCGCGCCCTGTCTTTGCCGTCGTCGGGCGACACCTTGCTGTAGCGGTCACCGTACCGGCTGAGCATCTCGGTGTAGCCGACCTTCCGGCACTCGATTGAACGGTTGATCTTCTCCTTGAGTCCGTCGGCCCCCATCATGTACCATGCGCAACACCGTTCGGTGGCGTTCCACAGTGCCTTCAGTTCGAGGAAGGCTTCATACTGGAGATCGCCGGCCTCGTCGAGTATGATCAGCGGATTATCTATCGAGCGTAGATAATACACGAGGTCATCATAGACATCCGAATACCGGCCCCGGCTGTTGGTTCCGAACTCGGCCGCTATCTTGCGCACCAATTTCAGTTTGGTCTTGACCTGGGAACAGTCGATATAGACGGCATTGGGATGGGTCTTGACATAGTGCCGGGCAGTGAAGGTCTTGCCGATATTCGGGATATCGCAGAGGATTCCGCTCAGACTGCCGGTCTGCGCCAGTTCAAGCTGGGTCATGATGAAGTCGAAGGTTTCAGTCCTGGCAATCTTCCATTCTATCTCGCCTCGCAGACTCACGCCGAGCTTCCGGGCGATGCTGATCCAGTTGGCATCGCTGAGCACGCGGTCGGTCTGGCCGTTCTTTATGGCACTGTAAACCGAGGTGGTGACACCGAGGGAGGCGGCATGCTTGGCATCGCTCGGATAATTGCCTCGGTTGGCTCTTATCGCCTCGGTGATCTTGTTTTTGATGTCTGTTGTAATCATATTCTAACAGTGTTATAATGTCATTAAAATGCCTGTGCAGCCCTCTCCTTCGCGCTCATGGCGGGCATGTATTCGTCCATGAAATCATCATCGTTGACTGTTGTGACGGGCATCTGAATCACTTCTTCAACGTCGGGTTCCGGCTCCTTGCTCCGGGGAGCGATTCCAAGTCGGGTGATGGCGTTCCTGTCAAGGTAGACCTTGAACTGCTCTATCTTCTGCATCTGCCGGGCGAACTTCGCCTTATCCTCTTCTGTCTGCTCTACCATGACGCGGTTGAAGGTTTCTACCTTCTCTACTTTGTCAAGGTAGCGGTCGCCTTGGTAGATATAGACATCCTGCGCCTCGCCGTTCTCATCGGGCAGATAGTAGGCAGTGACCTTGTAGTTGTTCGGCTTGAGCCAGCCAAGCACCTCCGGGGTGCTGAGCCACCAGTCGGCGTAGCGCACCTTGACGGTGGAGTGCCGGCGGATGCTTGTTTCCACCTTCATGCCGAGATAGCGCGCCAGTGTCAGTTCGTCGTATGGCCGCAGATTCGGGTTGATGTTGGATATAAGCACTTCCCACCGTGTCATGCCGGGATAGGTCTTTTGATCGGGGTGCAGGGTGTTGTTCCACTCCAGGTTGTCTGCCCGGTCGTTGGCCACCATCTCCTCGAAGGTGTAGTATCTCTTATCTTCCCATAGGGCGTTGGTGTCGTCGCTGACTTTTTTCTGGTAAGTGCGCCATTTGCCCTTGCCGTAGAAGCGGCCGACCTCCTCGTGGTTCTTGTGGATGATCTTGCGCTTTTTGGCACCGTTGAGCGGTTCGGCCTGTTTGTCCTGGGAATTCTGAGGCGCGCAGAACCTTACACGGGAGAATACCACGCCTTCGGCAAGCAGTCCGTCCTTGTGGCGCGTCATAAGGTGGTTCTCGACTTCGACACCGGCCGGCATTCCCCATTGGCGACGCTTGATCAGCCGGAACATCTCGCGGAAGCATTCATCCACAAGAGTCTCATCCTTTTTGCGCCCGTAAGAAGCAGCTATCACGCACTCGCTGACGGAATCGTAGGCATAGTAGGCATGTACCCTTTCGTTGCCTTTCATGCGGAACGGCAAGTCCACGTCGTCCATCGTGATCTGCGAGAGAGAATACTGCCCCCGGTGGCGGTGAACGTGGGGCATGACCTCGTGGTAGTAGTCCACGTTGGGTTTGAGCCAGCGGTCGACAAACGCCTTGATGTCGGGCCGGTTCAGGAAACCGGCGATGGTGGCCTCGCTCGGAACCCACGGTTCTCCGTTCTTTTTCCGGGCGCATTTCTCCGGGTCGAGCAGTTCCCCTGTTTCCGGGTCCCACACGTCAAGTTCGCCGCAGACAAACATCTCGTACATTTCCCGCACGTTGGTATTCCACGGGCGGTTGGGCTGTACGGCCAGGCCTTTCAGAACACGTTCCTCTCCGGCGGTGAGTATCTGGGCATTTGAGTTGCCGAACTTGCCGCTGAGCAGGGATTCATATCCGCGCTTGCGGTAGTCGCTGACCTTCTTGCGGAAGCGGAGAACCGAGGTCGGCAGCGTGTGGCCGAACTGGACTCTCAGGCTCTCGATAACGCCGGTCATACATGTCCAGTCGTATTTGTTGCCCATTAGCCTTTGCCTGGCCGCTGCGTTGTCATAGAGTTTTATGCAAGTGTTCAGAACCGAGGCGTTGACAACATATTCCCGTCGTTTAGCTATCGAGAGGTTGCTGATTCCAGTCTTTTGAGGATTGTTGAAGAATGCCATTGCCTCCTGATCCTCGGTGTAGTTGCTCCGGACCCATGCCGCAATGTGCGCTGCCTTGCCTCCGAATTGGGCCTCAACCTGAATCCGCTGCTCAGTGGAGAGGGAATCCACAGCGATCAGTGCGCCGGAGCCTTTCGCACCTCCGCCTCGCTTGACGACCTCGATACGCTTACGCTGGGCAGCCTTCTCATAACTCCCGAGAGTCATGATTCCGCCGTCGATAAGTTCCCTGGCCGATATACAATATA